CGAGCTGGCGCTACACCCCCGAGCACCTGACCGACGTGACCGTCACCTGGCGGCGGTTCGGGTTCCGGCCGACGACGCAGGCCGAGCGCGAGGCGCGGCAGCGCCGGCGCCTCGGCGGGATCCCGGTTATCCACGCCCCGGAGCTGCGGCCGGTGAGCCACGAGGTCGAGCGGCGGCTGCGCTCGATCGGGGCGCGCGCATGAGCCCCGACGCGGATCGCGAGCACCGCGAGGACGAGCGGCGGACGATGCAGGCGTTCGCGATGCTTTTCCTCGCGCTCGGGGTGGTGTTCGCCGCGCTGGTGCTGGTCGCGGTGCTGTGATGTTTTCCAGTTTGGACGCCGGCCCTGCCTGCAGGGCAGATTCGGCGATTCGCTCCCCTCCCAGAGCGAGGGCTTCGAGTCTGCTCGGGCCGGCGTCCGCTTTTCTTTTGATCAATAGGAGTTTGCGCATGAAGGTTGCACCAGACATCGACGTGAACGATCTGCTGAACCAGGAGGAACCCTTCGCCTGGCCGAGTGACGAGATCGAGGTCGAGGCGTTGTGCCGGGTGCCCGGGTGAGCCTCGCCACCCGCTATCTGATCGGCGAGCGCTACGGCCTGCTGCTCGACCTCGACCAGTTGAGCAAGGTGCTCGGCGATGCCCCCGAGACGCTGCGCAACAAACACCACGCCGGCACGCTCGGCTTTCCGATGAGCAAGAAAGGCGGCCGGCTCGTGGCGCACTACGAGGACGTGGCAGACTACGTTGATTCGTTCCGCGTCGGTGCACGGGCAATGCTCGAGGAGGTGAAGCCGTGATGGGCCCCGAAGCTATTGTGTACGCAGCGATCGTGATCGCCATCGTCGTGATTATCTGGAACGGCGCCATGAGCACCCCTACGCACGAGGCGCACGAGGCGCTATACAAGCTCGCTCGTCTGAGGGCTGGCGATGAGATCGAACATCAAGCAGCCCGCGCGAAAACCGCAGAGTCCCGGCTGGCAGAAGCGGTGGCGGTGATTCAGGAGTTGGTGACGCAGATCGAGAAATTCGCCGAAGAACAAGGCGAGGCAGATTTCTACACCGGCGCCGCCCGCGCCTTCCTAGCGCAGTCCAGCGAGAAGGGTGGCGGGTGACGACCTACACGCTAATCCGCGAGGCGTTTCCGTTCGCACGTAAGCAGCACAGATGCATCTGGTGCGGCGAGTCGATCACCATCGGCACGAAGCACCGTTACGAGGTATCGACCTTCGACGGCCTGCAAAATCACCGCTGGCATTTAGAGTGCGACGCTGCCGCGGCGGACTATTTCAACTCCGGGGATGGGCCTGAGTTTGCGCCGCACGAAAACGAGCGCCCTCCCTCCTCCTCGGGTAGCGCGAAGCAAGGGGACGCCAGCCCTACCGCCCCCGCTTCGCCACCCGCGCCGGATTGACCTGCGTGTACCGGCGCAGGTTCCGCCAGTCCTTGATGCCGGTCACCGCCGACACCTCCTCGATCGGGTAGCCGCGCTCGAAAAGCGCGCTCGTCGCCTCGTGCCGCATATCGTGCAACCGCAGATCCGCGATCCCCGCCGCGCGTGCGGCCACCTTAAAACACCGACTCACCGTCCCGGGCTGGTACGGGAAGATCCGCTGGTCCGTCGCCCCTTCGGCCGGCCGCGGTTGCCGCATGATGATGTCGAGCGACTCACCGACGAGCGGCACGACCTGGTCGTTCCCCGCCTTCGCGCGCGGATCCTTGCGGTCCCGGACAACGATGGTGCGCGCGGCGACGTCAAGGTCGGTCCAGCTGATCCGGCACACCTCGCCTCGCCGGAAGGCGTTCAACGCCCCGAGGCGCACGATGTCGACCATCGGGATCGTGGTCGGGAGTGCCGCGAGCGCGGCGAGCAGCGCCACCCACTCGTCCTCGGAGGGCCGGCGCTCGCGCTTCCTTCCCGCCCCGATCAGCTTGAAGTGCCGCAGCGTCGGCCGGGCGACCCCCACCTGGTCGGCGTAGGGCACACCGAGGAGGGATGCGACGTAGCGGAGCGCCGTCCCGAGCTTCGAGATCTCCATGTTCACGGTGTAGGGCCCGGCGCCGGCGCGCCGGCGCGCTCGGGCGTAGTCGACGAGGCTTGCGGTCGAGAGCCGATCCAGGCGCAGCGCAGCGAACCAGGCCGCGAGCCCGGCGAGCATGTAGTGCTCGGTCGACTGCCGGGCGACCGGGCGGCCGGCGTCGGCCCGCGCCGCCCGGTACTGCTCGAGGAGCCAGCCGACGCGCGCCGTGGACCCCGCCACGCGCCGCCCGAGGTCGGCCTGGTGTTCGAGGGACCGCGCCCAGGCCAGCGCCTCCTTGCGCGTCCTGAAGGTTCTGGAGGTACCCTGCTGGCCGGCCGGGCGGACCTGCGCTCGCCAGCCGCCCTTGTAGGGGTAGATACTCGCCACCCGTACTCCCGGCGTGTGCACGTTGTGTGCAGTGCGGGAGTGTAGCAGAATGGGGATTAATGGGAGGAATACCAATGAGAACGGGCGCGCGGTGAGTGCTGCCGGGCCGGATCCCGCCGTAGTTCACGGGGAATCGTGGGGTTTCTAAGCCTTTGGTTCCACGTGGAACACACCCGTGTGCAGGCCGGGCGTGTGCAGTCCGTGTGCAGCGGCGCGCGACGTCGCAATGCGACGCCTGGCGTCACCCCTCCGCAGCCCGTTCCGGGCAAATCAACCGCTTACGACGGGCACGCTCGGTGCGTGCCAGAGGAGCGGCAGTCTTGCCAGAACGTCAACATTGGAAGGGAGTCGAGCCATGCGCAACATGAACAAGGGGTTCACGCTGATCGAGCTAATGATCGTGGTCGCGATCATCGGCATCTTGGCGGCGATCGCGCTGCCGGCGTACCAGGATTACACGGTCCGGGCGCGCACCTCCGAGCTGATCCTGGCCGCGTCGAGCGCGCGGACATCGATCACCGAGGCGGCGCAGCAGTTAAACACCAACGTGGGTGCGGGGAACGGGGTAGCGATCGGGATCGGCGGGAAGATCGCATCGAGCGCGGTCTCGGCCGATGGGCAGATCGTAGTCACCGGGGATACTGCTTTGATGGGCACCTCGGGAATCGAGGTTACCCTGGTGCCGTCCTGGAACACCACCGCGAGCACGGTGATGTGGTCGTGCGAGGTGATGCCGATCAAGTACGCGCCCTCGAGCTGCCGGACGGACTAGCAGCGGCGAGGTGGCTCGGGGCGAGCGGCGTGTTCCTCGCGGAAGCGCTGCTCATCCCCGGGCACTACGGCTGGCCGTGGCTCGCTGCGGCGCTGGCGTGCCAGGTCGCCGCGGTTGCGGCCGGTGGTCTCGAGCGGGAGTAGATCAGGGACGGAAGGGCGCGGGGCTCGTGAGCCCCACGAGATAGCCGACGACGAACGCGACGGCGACAAGGGCGAGCAGGTACTGCAGCTCGAGGTTCACCCGAGGAGCCAGGCGAAGACTGCGAAGATCACCGCCATGACGAGCACCCGCGCGATTGCGCGGGTCGACTCGCTCATCAACCGGGTTTCCCCGCACGGCGCAGCGTAACGAAGTACTCCTCGCCGAGCTCGAAGTGCTCGGCCGCCTCTTTCGAGAGCGTGCTGATCTCGAGCTTCCCGTACGGGAGCTCCTCGAACTTCGCCGGCGGATCGGTCGCGTCGGGTCGGCGGGCGAAGTAATAGACCGGCTCGAAGGTCACCTGGAACAGCGTCGAGGCCGGTTGGCCACCATCGTCGCGCGGCACCAGGTTCCGATGGTGGATCCGCGACACCTGCACGCACCGAAACTTGAACTTGACCAGGTGGTCGCCGTTCCCGGTGCCACCGGTGCCACCGCGGTGGCCGCCCTTCACGGTGCGACCTCGGCTGGCCGCGCGCAGGCGAGCCGCTCGGCGTATGCCTTGCGGGCATGCACCAGGAGCTCGTCACGCTCGGCCATGATCACGAGCGGGAACTCGTAGTTCGTGAGGCGGGCGAGCTCCTGGTCGGTGCTCACCGCGGGCGGCGCCTCCACAGGCCCACGCAGGCAGGGCACCGGGACCGGCACCCGGACCACCTGCGGCAGGGGGGCGGACGCGCAGCCCGCCAGGAGCGCCACAGCGAGCCAGGCGGGCTTCACTTCGCCAGCCTCTTCCGGATCTCGGCGACCGCGTCGTCGGCGGTCCTCGCCTCGCCAGGAGGCGCCGCGGCCGCGGCGCGCGCCCGGAGCTCGACCGACCGCCGCTCGAGCGCGACGGCTGCCTTGGCGGCCGCCTGGCGCGCGGCCGCGGCCTCGGCCTCGGCTTTCGCCGCCCCGTTCTGCCAGCCCTGCACGGCGGCGTTCTGTTCGTCGAGCTTCGCCCCGAGGTCGCGGTTTCGGAGCTCGAGCTCGCCGTTCGCCCGGATCGCGTCCTCCCACTCGCCATGCACCCACCACAGGGCGCCGGCGAGGCCGAGGATTACGAGCGCCGCCGCGCCGGCCGCGATGAGGGCGACCTTGAGCTGGATCAAGCCGGGCAAGGGGATCATGCGAGCAGCTGCTCGGGGAGCGCCTGCGCCTTCGGCGCGGCCATCGACGGAATGAATACCCGCCGGGCGGAGATCGGGGGGCGCGTCTGCAGGTGAACCCAGTCGGGCGTCCAGCGCGGATCCTCGAGCCACAGGCCGACCACGCCGAGCTCGTCGATCATGCTGAGCTTGTGGCAGGCCGGAGCGGTGTGCGCGACGCACCAGCGCGCAAGCGCGCGCCCCGGGGTGTCCTGCAGATCGGCGCCCTCGCCGGTGATGTGGGCGGAGTTTTTCGCGGCGTTCGCGGTGCGATCGTTGATCACCGCCGGCCGCCAGCCCGAGGCGATCGGGGTGCCGGTCACCTCATCGCGACCAGGTGCTACACCATCTCGCTCGGCGCGCTCGAGCAGCGCGTTCAAGCGTCCGACGGTGACGAGCGCGTTCTGGCGCACCGCGCTCGAGAGCGCGTGCGCCGCGTCGCGCCCCATCAGGTAATCGGCGAGCGTGATCAAATAGCGCGGCATGCTTGCTCCTCATCGTGGCGGGTCGCTTCGTTCGAGCTCGCGGTCGGCACGACGCGCAAGGTACCGGTCGCCCCCGTAGGCGGCGAGGAACGCGCTCACGTATCCGGCGGCGAGCGGCAGGCCGACCATGAGCGCGCCGGTGAAGGCAAGCCCGGAGGCCGCGGCCGCGACGAGGATGCCCTGGACGATGCGCAGGCGGTCGACGGCGGCGCCGTCGCGCCATCCAGCGAGGAGCGGCAAGCTGGACGCGCCCCACCCGATGAGCGCGAGCACGGCGAGCACCGCCCAGTACTTGAGCGGGAGCTCCGCCGGGTCGTGCAGCCGCTCGGCGGCCGCCGCCGCGGCGCTACCGATCGTCGCCGCGGCGCCGAAACTCGAGCGTGCTCGTTGCATAGCGGGACGAGGTCGCGTATCGCACCATCAGGTTCGCCCAGTACGACCACGCGCCGAACGCGATGCTGAGCGGCGCGAACCAGACCGCGAGGCCGGTCGGGTCGTAGACGGCGAAAGTCGCGCACCAGGCGGCGACGACGAGGCCGGCGGCGGTGGCGCGCGTGCTCGAGGAGCGCCAGAGCGCGCGGTTGCCCCACAGGTGCCGGCGCACGTACTCCAGCATCGCACTCACCGCGAGCGCGGCGCCCGGGATCGAGAGCGCGAGCCCGAGGGCGATCGCATCGGGCGAGCCGTCTCCGAAGAATATCGCGCCCCAAGTGACGCTGGACGCGCCGAGCGCGGCGTCGGCCCCGAGCAGCATCCGCGAATCAGCACGCATAGGCGCCCCACTTGTCGAAGTAGCGCTCGCGGTTGCGCTCGTGCTGGCCGGGCGCCCACTTCGTCGTCGCGCCGTCCTTGTGGTGGTGCACCACCAGGTCGTCGCGCAGGCAGAACCGCGCGCCGGCGGCATACAAACGCATCACCCAGTCGTTATCCTCGAAGGCCTGGCCGGCGCGGTACTCCTCGTCGAATCCGCCGGCCCGCTCGAAGAGCTCGCGCCGGAGCATGGCGCAGAAGTGCAGCCCCGATCCGGCCGGTTGCGGAACGCCCTGGTCGGCGGCGCTGCGGCAGCTCGAGTGGCAGTGCCACTCCCCGCGCTCCGGGCACCAGGCGGCGGCGAGGACGTAGCCGGCGCTCCCGAGCTCGTCCAACTGCTCGCGCATCGCCTCGAGCACCGGGGCGCGGTGCACGACTTCGGGGTTCGTGATCACGATCACGTCGCCGCGGGCGCGCTCGACGCCGCGGTTGATCGGCACGCACGGGTTGAGCGGCGTCGTTTTCGCCGGAAGCCTGAACACCCGCGCATGCCACGCCCGCGGCAGGCACTCCAGCGGCGGCAGGTAGGCCCGATTCGGCGAGCCGTCGTCGACCACGACCAGGTCGAGCTCGAGCTCGCGATAGTGCTCGATGTAGCTGTTGATCGTGCGGTCGAGCGCCCCCTGGCGCTGCCAGTACGGCATGACGATCGAGATCACACGAACCAGACGTGCTGCGGCGGCTCGCGCACGAGCGCGTTGATCAGGCGGTTCTTGTCGTTGAACTGGCAGTGGTGGCACGAGCGCGCGTCGAAGTCGTAACGGCGCGTCGTCGTGAGCCACTTGATGAAGCGCTGCTCGCGCAGGTCGCCGATCTCGCCGTGCCGGGTGTACGAGGTCGTGCAGCAGCGGTAGACCTTCTGGTCGCCGCCGATGTAGAGGACGAACTGCTGCTCGCCGCAGAAGGCGTAGTCGGGCGCCTGCTGGCGGAGATCCTCGACGCGGGCGGAGAAGAGGTCGACCACCTTGAAGCGCTCGTCGGCGAACTCCCGCGCCGCGGCGCGCTGCTTGTCGATCTCGACGGTGATGCCGTCGTAGTAGGCCGCGCCGCGGTGCGAGAACATGGCCGAGAGGCGGATGTACGAGAGGCCGGCGCCCTTGACGAGGGCCGTCGCTGCGATGATCTCCCGGTAGTTTTCCCGGGTGACGACGAAGCCGGCGCCGATGTAGGGGCCGCCCTTGAGCTCGCCGATCTCCTGGATCGTCCGCACCACGCGGTCGAAGAGCGGACTGCGGCGCGTCGCTTCGTAGGTGCCCGCCCGGGCGGCGTCGAGGCTCACCCGCAACCAGGCGAGGCGGTCGAGCTCCGGGCGCATCGTGAGGCGGGTGCCGTTGGTCACGAGCCCGGTCTCGAGGCCGAGCCCCTGCGCGTGGGCGAGGATCCGCCAGAACTCCGGGTGCACGGTGGGCTCGCCGCCGCCGGTGAACTCGATCGCGTTGCAGCCGATCAGGGCGCAGTCGTCGAGGATCTCGAGCGCCTTGGCGGTCGGAATGAACCGCGCCGGGTTGCGGTTGCCGCCCTCGGGGAACTGCTCGGCCGAGAAGCCGTCCGCCATGCGGTACGAGCAGAAGTGGCAGTCCTGGTTGCAGAGGTCGGAGATGACGAAGTGCAGGTGCGTCGGGTTGATGTCGCGCCCGGCGCGAAGGTCGGCGATGCGATCGAGGTGCCAGGCCGCCTTGATCGTCGAGTAGGCGCTCACGCGGCCACCTTCTCCAGCGCCTCCTCGAGCGCCATCATCGGGAACACCTCGAGCGCGCTCCCTGGCGTGCAGTTGATCACCTCGACCCCGGCGCGCGCGAGGTGCGCCGGGAGCTCGTTGAACATCGGCAGCATCGCCGCGGCGAAGGCCCGCGGGTGCGTCGGCATCGGGTGCGGGTCGTGCCAGTGCGTCCGACCGCCGATCACCCGCATGTCGTAGCCGAGGAGCAGGATCCGCCGCGCGCCGGCGAGCACGGCGAGGTTGATCGCGCCGTATCCGGCGTTACGCCCGTGATGGATCGCCCCCGGGTCGAGCGAGAGCCCCATCGGCACCCCGGCATCGCGGAGCGCCGTGATGCGCGGGTCGCGCTCGGGGAGCGTGCGGTTCTCGAGGGTGAAGATCCGCCCGGCGAACGCGCGCCACACCGGGTCGTCGCGATGCCAGGCGAGCCAGCGGAGGTCGTAGAAGAGGTGCAGCTCCGCCCACGGCGCGATCCGGTAACCGTTGTTGACCGCGATCGTGTGCAGCCCGCGACACCGGTTGACCTGGTCGGGCGTGAGGCTCGGCCCCGAGGCGAAGATCGCACACGTCGCCTCGGGCTCGGTCCACAGGCGCGGCACCGCGCCCGTCGGCCGCTTGTTAGGCCGCATCGCTCGCCCACTCGCGCGCCTGGTAGGTCGTTCCGCCGTCGATCGTCATGACCTCGATGATGTTGAGCGCGTTCGGGAGCGTGACGAGCGGCGGCGGCGAGGCGAGCGGCGCCCACTGCAGCGCGGCCGGCCAGGTCACCGCGCGGCCGCCGGTCGCGTCCTGCTTGAGGTAGATCACGAACCGGTGCGCCCGGATCGGCGCGCTCGCCGGGTTGGTGAAAGTGATCGCGCAGTCGGCGGTGAGCGTGAGGTTGAACACCTCGGCGAGTCGGAGGTCGATCGCGTAGGCGGAGCTCGTGTTCGCGGTGACGATGTGCTGGCGCGGGTCGTGCGCCCACGGGCGGAAATCGGTCCACGACGTCGGCCCGGTCGTATTCGTCACGACGGTGTACAGCGGCGTCTTGTCGGCGCTGAATGCCGAGGTGTTGACGCTGACGGTGCCCTGGCCGTTCGCCTCGACGTAGTTTGTCTGGCTCGCTGTCAACGCTACGGTGCCGTTCGCGATGTCGGTCGGCGTGCCGCGCACGAGGATCCGGCCCCCGAAGTATCCCCAGGTGAGCCCGCTCGAGGTCGAGTCGCGCCGCCCGAAGCACGCCGCCTGCGAGAGTGCATCGAAGAGCGCATTCGCCCGCTCTTCCATGTTCGCCTGTGTCTCGGCGAGCAGGTCGAGCTTTGTCGTGAAGTCGCTCACCGGCCGATTTCCTCGAACAGGAACGCGAGCTGGTCGGCTTCGCGGCGTTTCTTGTTGGGATCTTTCCCGCAGCGGGCGGTGAGAAAACTGCGCAGAGCCTTCGGCTCGATGCGCGCCGCCTTCGCCGCGGCTTCGATTGCCGCCGCCAGTGCATCGCGCGCCTCGCCCGCATCGGTGTAGAGGTCCACGAGCTCGCCGAGCCGGGCGCGGATCACGTCGCAATCAATCGGGCCGAGCGCGGCGCCCACTTGAGCGTTGATCTTCGCGGCGACGTCCTCGCCGATCACAATCGTCGGTGCGTTCATTATCCTTCGCTCCTCTTAAGCCTGCGTGCGTTGCGCGACGAGCGGAAACCCCTCGCCCACCGCCTCGGAGATCTGCGTCACCACCACGCCGACCCGCGTCGCGGCGACGCCACCCTGCTCGGCCAGCGTGAGGGTGTCAGTGAGGCTCGCGAGCGTCCGCTCGGCGAGTTTCTTCGACAGTCGGCCCGAGGCTGAGGAGAGCGTCGTCGTGCGGCCGCGCGTGTCGATGTTGATGTAGAACTGGTCGACCGCCGCGACGCCAACGACCTCGCCCCACGTGTCCGCGAGGAAAGTGAGATTCGAGGCGCTGAAAATGTACACCTCGTCGCCGACCGAAAAACCGTGCGACCCCGATACCTCAATCAGCGTCGTCTCGCCGTAAGTCACGGCGCCGATCACCTTCTCGTTCGCCCCGAACCAGCGGATCACGTACTGCTCGTAACTCTCGTTGAGCGGAACATCGCCGCTGCCCGCCCACTGCCCGTTGTAGCGGGTGCGCCGCGAGCCCTCGAACTCCCACTCATCGTTTAACTCGTCGCGCACCAGTACGTCGAGCACCGGCGATCGCGGCTTGAGTCGCACGCAGTTGAAGCGCTCGAGGATCGCCGGCGTGCGGCTGATGAGCTCGTTGAACCCGACCGCTTTCCAGTAGCGGTCGAGGCCGATCTCGCCCTGGCCGAGCGCCATATTAAACACCGAGCCGCCGGTGCGCAGAATCACGAACTGCTCGCCGCCGAGATGCAGCCGGCACTCGTGCTCGGTTCCGAGGCGGCCGCGGCGAAGGCCCGTCAACCGGAAGGTATTGCCCGAGTAGCCGGTCACATGCCGAAACTGCACGATCTCGCGGCCGACCACGGCGATGTTGGCGTTCGAGTCGAGGCAGTCGTCGTAACTCGCCTCCTCGATCGACCCGCCGAGGAGGAATAGCTCGATCGCGTTGCCTTCGTCGCTCACGTGCGGGTTCGCGTGGTCGCCGAGGATGTTGACGCACCACCCGGCCGCGGCGATCGTCGTCGCGAGCGCCTTCTGCTCGTAGGTGACGTCGTCGGCGCTGCGGTAGACGAGCGCCCCGTCCGTCTCGAAGTCCGACGAGATCGCGCCGTACACGCCGGGGTGATCGTCCTCTGGCCGCAGGATCGGAATGTCGAGCACGAAGAGCTCCGGCGGTACCGGGATCGTCACCGTCGACTCGGGCTCGCGCGGCGTCTCCGCCACCGGGTTGAAGTCGTAGTCGCCGTGGTCCTCGTTGACCCCTTCCCAACTGATCCGCATCCCGTCGTCGTTGCGCTTCACCAGGCGCACGCGGTGGTTCGTGCGCTCGCCGACGATGTCGATCACATCGGTCGGCTCGAGCTCGGCGTACTCGTAGGACGTGCGAAACGACACGCGCTGCCGCTCGCGCCACATCGCGAAATGATTCGTGTCGGCGATGCGCTTCGCCGCGGCGTTCGTCAACACGATCGGGAGCTCGATCGTTTCGACCCGGTCGGATGTCCCGATCAGACGCCGCGACGGCTGCGTGCCGACCAGGTAGTCGGTATCGCGGTCGATGAACACGACCCGCAGCTCGCGCGGGAGGTCGACGTCCTGCATGCGTACGACATTCACCGCCGGCGGCACTGGCTCCCCGAACGCGTGCGCGGCGAGCTCGGCGTGGTCGATCTCGAGGGCCGGCGACTGCCCGCGGCTCACGAACCTGAGGAGCGTCCCAGTGTCGACCTCGTCATAGAAAAATGCCCACTGTAGCTGCTGTATGCACGCGCGCCCACTCGAGGGCGAGCCGATGATGTACCCCGGCACCGTGTCGTCGGTGAGCTCGGTCGTCTGGATTTCCGAGGGATCCATCCCGCAGAGCTCGCAGATCTCCGCGTTGAGATCGCGCAGGCTGTAGCCGTCGCGGGCGAGCTGGTCGTACGGGACAGCGCGCACGCCCGAGCCGGCATAGATGACCTTCTGCCGGGTGATCGCGAACCGCGAGAAGTAGTATGAGCCGAGGTTCGCCGATTCGCCGGTCCATTCGTGCATGAGCTCGGCCTCGGCATCGGCGATGCGCCAGAGTTGAATCTCCGATGTCGACTTGAGCGCGTAGATGACGCCGTCCTCGTCGCGCGCCATCGACCACCCGCGCGTCGCCACTGGATACCCCGGGCCGATCGAAAACTGGTTGAGGAGAGCCCCGCTCGACTCGTCCCACGTGTAGAGCTCGCCCGTAAGATTGTCGACCGCGTAGATCACGCCCTCGGTCGGCGAGTGCATGAACGCCCGGCAGTCGGGCAGCTCGCCCGAAACCTTGACGAGCCCGCTCGAAGTCTCGGCGATCGGCACGTAGGCGAGGCCCCGCACCTCGCCGAGCCAGTACGTGAATTCGCTCCCCGTAGCCGCGGTGTCGACGCCGAGGCACGTCTCCTGCTCGCTCACATCGAGCACGAATCCGCCGCCCCCGTAGATCGGCGGGCCGCCGATCACCTGCACCGGGAAAGCGTACTCGTCGACCATCCCGAGCCGGCTCGTGACGCCGTTGTCGAAGTTGCCCATCACGAACACGCGGCCGCCGCCCGGGCGCGAAACCATGACGCCCTCGAACTGCGAGCCGACGATCGCGCGCTCGCCGATCTTCCGGCCGCGCTCGAAGATGAGGAGTTTGTTATCCGGGCGCGCGACCGCGATCACTTTCCCGCGCTGCGTGAGGCCGTACGCGCCGGTAATGTTGTCGCTCGGGGCGCTCACGTAGCGATCACCGTACGACGTCATTACGTCCGCCGGATTGCCGCCCTGCCAGTAGACCGAGCGCCCGTCGCGGCCGACGACCGGCTGATCCGACCCGGCCATCGACACGCCGTTGAGCGCCGGCAGCGTGAGGAATGACGAGGTGGACCCCGAACCGCCGGTGCGCACCACCTCGAACGTGAGATTAGGGATCCCGCGCTCGGCCGACACCTCGAAATTCGTGAGGCTGATGCCGGCGATGCCGACGTACCCCGGCACGTTGCCGACGCCGCGCAGCGCCTCGAAGGTCGGGTCGGGCAACTGGTCCGACGTCCCGCGGTAGAACCGGATCGTGCTTGCGATGTCGTACGATTGGGCGAGGGTGAAGTGGTCGACCGTCTCGCCGGCGTCGAAGATGAGACGCCCGTCCTGCCAGATCCGCCGAAACCCGTCGATGCCGTCGGCGCCGCCCATGCACACGGCGATCCAGAGGTCGACGTGGTACACGAAAATCTCGGTGGTCGCCTTCTGGCCGCCGCCGCCCTTGCCGCCGACCTCCTCCTCGATGACGATCGACGACTCGCGGATGTCCGAGGCGTTGATGATGTTGCCGGCGAGGCGCACCGTGCCGAACACATGCGGGATCATCGAGCCGTACGCGCTCGACTGCACCGTCAGATCATTGAGGCGCGGGCCCTGGTTCTTGATGTCCGGTTTTTTCTCCGGGAACAGGAACCCGCCGAGCGCCGCGCCGACAGACCAGCCGAGCGACGCGTAGCCGAACACGCTCCCGACGCCGGCGCCGACGAGTCCGAGTGCGAGCTGCGCCATCTAGTACTCGACTCCGGGGATCAGGTAGCGCGCGACGATCCGGCGCCGCATCTCGTCGTCGAGGCGGTGCTCGACCACCTTGCCGAACCGCCACGTGCTGTGAATGATCGTTGGCCCGTACACCTGCTCGGCCATGATCGCGAGGTGCCGCGGCCGCGCGTCGCCATCCATCCTGATGCGCGCCACGCCGCCGACGTGAAAGCCGAACGTGCGCACCAGGTGCTCGTCGCAGAGCGCCGCGAGCGCGTCATCGTCGGGGAGCCGCTTGTAGCCCCGGATGTCGAACTTCGTGAGCCCGAGGTCGTGCGCCACGCGGATGAGGAGGCCCGCGCAGTCAAGGCCCTCCTTTCGGCTCCGGCCCTGGTGGCGGAATGGCACGTCGATATACGCGCGCGCCGCGGCGACCACCTCGGCGGCGGGCGTCACTGCACGCCTCGCGTGAGCCGATCCATCCCGGGCACGTAGGGAAACCCGCCGAACTTCGGCCCGTTCGCGAACTTGCCGACGCAGTCGAGCAGGAACCGCTTGCCGCACCCGGGGTGGATCGCGAACGAGTCGCCGACGGCGATCGTGTAGGGCATCGGCTCGACCAGGACGATCGCGCCGCCGGCAGTGTGCTCCTTCACTTCCATCGAGCGGCCGGTGTTCTCGCACCCGCTTTGCCAGGTGACGAGCCCGTAATCGTAGTACGTCGCCGCGGCGGCGAGGCTCGAGGCGACGAAGGTACGGCGATCGGTGGCGGAAGTGACGAGTGCGTCGGTGGTGAGGAGCGCGAGGTCGACCGCGCACAACGCGTTGCCGAGGTCGTGCCGGCATCCGGGGTGGTAGAGCGTCCCGATCGTCTGCTGCAGTTGCTGCGCAAAGCCGCGGATTTCAGCGGCGAACCGTGAGCGATCCTGGCGTACTTCCCCGATTCGACCGCCGGCGAGCGTCATATGCCCCATCGACGTGTCGGCCCAGTTGAGGACGAAGATCTCCACCGCCGCGCCGTCCCACAGGCCGGTTAGCAGATCCTCCTCGGTGAGCACGGCGCCGTCGAGAACGCCGGCGGCCTCCTGGTTCGCGACCGCGAGATCGGAGCCCGCCACCATCGCGCTCCGGGTGAACCCGGTGCGGGCGGCGTAGGTGACGCCCACGTAGTCGATGTCACGCGATGCGGTGGTGAAGCCGTAGATCCGGCCGTCCAGGCGCGAGAGCTTCCAGTTGAAGCAGAGGGTCGTCGAGCGCGAGCGTAGGTGCGCAAGGAGCGCCGGGGAAACGGTCTTCACGGCTCGAGCAGCTCGATCAGCCCGAGGTTGTTCCAGTTGATCACGTCGGGCTCGATCACGATGAAGTCGGGCTTGTCGCGATCGAACCGGACCGGGGTGTAGAACTCGCCCGACCAGGCCGTCGGCACCACGATCGGCGAGCCGACGGTGTAGAGCGCCCCCGTCGTGTACTCGATGATGTAGTGCGCGCCCTCGACCATCACGAACGCGCCCGAGTAGACGACGATCGTGCCCTGGTCGGGCTTGTAGATGATCCGGTCGTGGGTGTAGCCGTCGTCGTCGGCGTAGCGCTTGACGAACTGGTAGCCCGAGGGCGAGCCGTCGGCGGCGTCGAACACGCCCTCGGTGGCGCTCGCCTCGAAGTCGATCGGATCCTTCACCAGGAACCCGAACTTCATGCCGCGGCGGGCGCGGAAAAATGCGAGCAGCCTCTTGGTGCGCTCCGCGTCCTTGCCGGTGTAGCCCGACTGCATCAAGACGCGCGCGTCCTGGCGCATCTCGTTCCGGAACTCGTGCCCGCCTTCGAGTACCTCGACCTCGGTCGCGAACTCCGGGCCGCCGGTGAACCCGAGGGCGAGGTCGCTCGGGAGGACGACGTTGTGGATCGTCACAGGTTACGCAACCCGCGGCGGGTGCCGATCTCGGCCTGCGCGCCGATCTGCACCTGCGTGCGGCGGTCGGCCGGCTGATGCAGCACGAAGTGGTTGTGCACCTGCACCGCCTGGCCGCCGCCCGGGTCGACCCGCCCGGGCACGTCGGGCGTGAACCATTCCGCGCCCTTCTCGCCGACCTTGTAGCGCATGCCCGGGAAGACGTCCGCGCCCTCGGCCGCCCACCCGCCGAACGCCATGCCGAAGAGGCTCCCGAGGCCGGCGTCGAAGCCCCCGCCCGCCGGCGCCGAGCGCGTGCCGCCGCCGAAGATCTTCGCGACGATCCCGCCGATGCCGCCCTCGCCGCCGAATGCGCCGAGTACCTGCTTCGCGAGATCCTGCGCCGCGATGCGCGAGATCTCGGTCACGATGTTCTTGCCCATGTCGCGGAACGCTTCGCTGACGCTCTTCGTGCCGTCGATCACCGCGGCGAAGTTGTCGGCGAAGGCGTCCTCGAAGATGGTATTGAACTTGTCGGCGAGGAGGTCGGCCGACGCCGCGAGCTCCTCGAGCTGGACCTTGAACGCCTCGGCGTCGGCGATGAGCTTCGGGTTACCCGAGCTCCGGGCGATGCGCTCCATGCCGTCGGCGACCGCCTGCAGCTCGTCGATCGACTTCTGGCGCGCGAGGCTCGTCTGCTTGAGCGCTTCGAGCTCGCTGATCGCGCCGACCTTGAGCGAATTCTGGATCCGCCGCTCGGAGGTTTCGAGCTGCTGCGTGATGAGGTCGCCGCGCGCGCGCGAGTCGTTGAAGGCGCCTTGCGCGACGGTCGCCTTGCGCAGGGCGTCGAGCGTCTGCAGCGCCCCGGTGTCCTTGTTCGACTCGAACTTCTGGCGCAGTTGGCGGTTCGACTGGTCGAACCGGACTCCCGCCGCGTCCGCGGAGCGGCCCTGCAGCTCGGCGAGCTCGGCGTTGAGGGCGTCGACCTGGTCGCGGTAGCCCCGTGCGGCGGTCGAGGCGTCGAGATAGCCCTGCGCGGTCGTGAAGGCGAAGTCGCGCTCGAGGCGGTTGCGGCGGGCGATCGACTCTTCGAGCTCGCGCTTCGCGTTGGTCGCATCAGCGGAGCCGGGTGCGGCCTTGCTGAGTGCGGCCTGGCGGGCGTCGATCTCGCGCCCGATCGCGGCGACCTCGGCCGCGAACGCCTCGCGCTGGACGCTCGCGCGCGACTCCCAGTACTGCGACTCGGCGATCAGGCCCTCGGCGTAGAAACGGTCGAGGATCTTCAGGCGCTGGTCGGAGAGCTGCTTCTGCGCCTCGACCTCGATCTTCGAGCGCGCCTCGAGGAGCTTCAGGAGCGCGTCGTTGACCTTCTTGATCTCGCCGAGGTCGGGCAGGCGCGGCGCGCGGCCGCGCGCGGCCTTGTCGGCCGCCGCGGCGTAGGTGTTGACGCCCGCGGCCGCACCCGACCACAAGGCCCCGATCCGGCCGGCGGAGGTTTTCACGCTGTCGACGACGTCGGTGGCGCCTTCCTTCAGGATCTCGAACGCCTTGCCGAACCCGGAAACCGTGAGCGGCTGCGAGGCCGCGGCGAGGATGGCGCCGATCGACTTGCCGAGCACGCCGAACACGGTCGAGACGATGATCCCGCCGGTGACCAGGCCCTTGATCGCCGCCTCGACGATGCCGAACGCCTCGGCCATCGAGCGCGAGTCCTTCGCGACGTCGACGAAGATGTCGGCGACGTTCTGCAGCGTCGGCAGGAGCGCCGAGGCGAGCTGCGTGCCGACGCTGCGGGTGATGCTGCCGATGTCCTTCAGCGTGTCGTTGAACTGGTCGGCCTGCCGGAGGACGTCGTCCGAGATCGTCACCCCGAGCTGCTCGAAGCGCTTGCGGGTGTTCTCGATCTCCTCGGCCATCTGCACCAGGCGATCGCCGCCCTTGCCGAACGCGGCGATCGCGAGGTTCGCCTTGTCGGTGCCGTCCTCGAACTCGGCGAAGCGCTTGCCCGACTCCTGCAGGATGTCGAAGGTGCTGCGCAGGCGCCCCTGCGAGTCGGTGACCTTGATCCCGAGGGCACCGAACGCCGCGGCGGCATCGCCGGTGCCCTTCGCCGCGTCGTCGAGCCGCTTCGGGAGCTTGGAGAGGACGCCCGACACCTCCTCGAGCTGCACCCCGGAGCGCTCGGCCGCCCCCTGCAGCACGAGCAGGTTCTGCGCGCTCTCGCCGGTGCGCCGTCTGAGATCGTTGAGGTTGTCGGCGGCGTCGATCGCCCCCTTCACGAACGCCGCGAACCCGGCGACCGAGAGCCCGGCGCCGACCCCGGCGAGCACCCGGTCGGTGTTGCGCTTGAAGCGCTCGATCGCCGCGGCGGCTTTGCCGAGATCCCCCTGGATCCGCGCGACGCGCGCGGACATATCGAGGATCGCAGAGCCGAGATTGATCGCCATCTAGCTTTTGCGCCTCTTGGGTTTCGGAGCGGCGGCGAGGAGCGTCTGGTCGAGGAGCCGCATCATCTGGTCCTGCGTGAGCTTCGGCTTCTCGTAGAACGGCATGAAGTCACCCGGCGCGGCCGGCGGCGAGCCCTTGCGGCGGTTGATGTTCGCGAGGAGCGCGCAGAGAAAGCCGAAGTGGTAGTGATCGCGCCAGAACCCGAACGGCTCGAGCTCGGCGTAGGCCTGCCACTCGGTGAGCTCGCGGGCGCTCAACTGCTCGAGCATCACCGCGCGCGGCATGCCGAAGAGCGCGGCGAGCTGGAACTGGAAGCGGCGCCGCGCGTCCGCCTTCAGTCCTTTTTTGCTTCTTCGACCGCCTTCTCGCCCAGGCCGTTGATGCGCTGCGCGACCTCGAACACGCGCTCGAGCGCGGCCGCGCTCTTGCGCCCGAGGAGCTCCACGTCGTCGACCTTGAAAAGGCGCTCGCCCTTGTCGTCGACGAGCACGATCGCGCACAGGCGGGCGCGGAAGTCCTTCTGGTTCACGCGGCGCTTCTCGCCCTCGCCGACGAAGAGCTTCGCCTCGAAGTCGTCGCGCTCGGATGCGGTCATCATGCGCACCAGCACCTCGCCGCCCCACTCCGGGACGGGCACGCTCTCCGTCTTGAGGTCGGGCGCGGCGAGGATCTGGTCTCGGGTCAGGCTCATGCGAACACGATCGCGCCGGAGATCCGGAGCTCGACCTGCGCGCGGATGACGTCATCGACCCCGCCCGACTCGTCGACCTTCTTGACGAGCGCCTGGAAGAGCCGGATGTCGCCGTTCGGGTAGGTGACGCGGAACTCGGAGGGGTTCGCCTCGTCGAGCCCGGCGCGCAGGCGCGCCTGCCCGGTGCTCGCGTCGGCGTACATGCACTCGAAGGAGTACGTGCCGTTGTCGCGCAGGCCCAGGCGGTACTCGCGGGCGAGCGAGTCGAGGCTCGAGACGTCGATCTCGGGGCGATCGCCGCTTCGCTGGAAGCTCACGATCTCGTCGAGGTTGACCCAGACGGTCGGCGAGCCCGTGCCGGGCCCGGCCGGGCCGGCGCTCATCTCGTGGGTGACGCCTTGTGCACTGACGGCTGCAGAAGTCATGGCTTTCCTTTCAGGCTTTGAGGTGCTGCGCGATGAACTTCGCCGCCGCGGATGCGACGACGTCGAACGAGCCCCGCACGTTCGCCTCGAACGCGGGTTTCAGGAACGGCTTCGGCGAGACGCCGGACTTGCCGAGCTCGACCCACCGCCAGTAGTAGCCGAGGCGGCGGATCACGACCCCGTACGCGGACTCGTTCGAGAAGGCGAACTTGCCGGTGCGGAGCTTTCGCACCGAGATCTGCCGCGCGAGGTTGCCCGGCTGCACCAGGTGTCGCTCGCGGCCGCCCTTGAATCTCACGACGTGCGGCACCGAGGAGCGCACGACCCGGCGCTTCGCATCGCGCGCCCAGACCGCCACAGCCGCACGGACCGACTTGTCGAGGATCTTCTGGCGGAGCTGCGGGGCGAGCGAGCGCAGGCGCTTGGCCGCCTCGTCGAGGGCGCGGCTGTCGAGCTTGATCTCGATGAAGTTGTCCGCCATCAGTCCGCCTCGAGCCAGCCGAGGAGATCCATCTGCACGAAGTGCTGCTTCGTCTCGTTGTCGTAGAGCGAGAGGCTTTGAATGAGCCCGAGCTTGAGGTTCGAGACCACCGCCTCGTCGACCCGCCCCTGCACCGCGCGGGCGAGCTCGCGCGCGTCGGCGTTCGTTCTGGCGAAGCAGCTCACCTCGCAGTCGACGCGGGTGAGTTTCGACGTGTGCCCCGCGAGCGAGCGCATCGGCTGCTCGGCGACGAGGTAGACGATCGCCGGCACCGAGCTCCCCTGCGGCCGAACGGTCGGGTAGATCCGCTCTCCGACCAGGCCGACGATCGTCGCATCGGCGCGTAGGTGGGCGGCGAAGACGTCCTCGAAGGCGGGCTCGCTAGCCATCGTTCACCCCCTCGGCGACGTAGAACGAGAGCTCGCGGTGGCGCTCCTCGCCGTCGATCTGCGCGACGATGTTGTAGATCCGCGCCTCGAACACGAACCGCATCGCCGCGGTGACGCCCTCCCGGTATCGGAGCCGGATCCGTCCGGTCACCTCCGAGTGATGCTGCTGTGCGGCGAAGAGCTCGCGGCCGGCGAGCGGCTCGACCGCGGCCCAGACGGTGACCACATCGGTCCAGGCGTCGTCGGGCTCGCCGGAGGCGTGCTGCTGCGGGCTCCCGGCGGCGCGCTGCTGCAGCGTCACCCGGTGGCGGAGGCGTCCTGCGCGCATGTCAGGCCCGCTGGACCTTCCGCCCGAGCCGGTCCGCGTACTCCCGCGCCTGCCCGCCGGCGATCTCCTCGAGCGTGTACTGCCCGTACGCGAGCGCGTGCGCCCACTGGCGCCGGTCCCCTCGCATCGGCCAGGTGAGGTTCCAGGTCGACACCCCGAACGCGGCCGAGCGGTAGTCGACCATCACCGGGATCCCCGCCACTACCGCCTTGCAGGCGACGGTGCTGGTGCACGTCACGACCGCCCACGCGCGCGCCAGGCGCTCGGCGAGCGGCTGCGGGTCGCCCTTCTCCGACACGAACACGCGCCGCGTGGTGTTCTGTGAGAGCCGGTGCAGCGTCTCCCCGAGCCAGTCGCCGAGGCCGAAGAGATCGACCACCGCGGCGCTCGGCGGCACCACCATCACGTCTTCGCCTGCGCGCGTCCAGGGCGCGAGCTCGAGGCCCTGCGCCTCCCACCGGTCCGCCGGCGCCGTGGGGCACCAGTTGAGCTGATAGGCCTGCGGCACGACGCGGAGCCAGTTTTTCCCGTCCTGCGTGTACGCCCGGTCGAAGAACACGAACCGCTCGCGCCGGGCGAGGATCTGCTTGAGGATCCCGAGCGCCCCGAACTGCAGGCCGCACACCAGGTGGAGCGCCCCCCACACCGGCTCGGCGCGGGCCGCCGGCACGCGCTCGGCGTCCCACCCGGCCGCGATCGAATCGAAGTGGTCCGCATTCTTCCGGCCGGCGATGTCGTAGAGGACCGCACGGCTCACTTCTTCCCCCGCGCCGGATCGTTCGCCGGGATCACGAGCGCGATGCGCCCGTCGTCGGCGAAGTAGGCGACCGCCGCGTACACCCCGACGACGAACGCGATCACGAAGAGCGCGCCGAGGAGCGCGGTGCGGCGGCCAGTTCGCACGATTCGCGCGATCTCCTCGTCCGGTTTCTCACCCACGACGCCAGACCTCCTTCACCCATGCCGCCGGCGCCGAGTGCGGCTTGTCCGGCCCGTGGAACGACACCACCCGGCAGTCGACCGGGATCCCTTCCTTGCAGTGGTAGCGGTACGAGCGGTGCCAGGCGTGCGGCAGGAGCCGCCAGCCGAGCGCCGTCGTCTCGGTGATCCACTTCTGGTCGCCGTCCAGGCGCCGGGGCACCGAGGGGTGCCACTCGGTCCAGATCGCTTCGTGCTCGCCCGCGTCCCAGACCATGAGCGAGCTCGAGTACTCCGAGCTCGCCCACCCCCAGTCGCGGAGATCGGTGATCCCGCCGTGCTCGACCACCTCGTCGAGGTTGCCGACCACGCACACGTCGAGGTCGAGGTACAGTACCCGCCCCTCGAACACCCCGGGGCGGAAGAGCTCGATCTTCGCCCACCACCCCCGCAGCGCCGGGTTGAGCGCGACCGGCTCGATGCCCTCGTCGAGCCCTGCCCGGTCGTCGGTGAGGCAGACGAACCGGTGCGCCGCGCGCAAGCGCCGCGCAACCATGTCGCGCAGCACGAGCACGTACTCGGGCGGGTACTTCGCCCCCTGCTTGACGCAGGCGACGGTGATGGTCAACTCTTGGCCCGAAACGCCGCGAACGCGCCAAGTGCACCGGCAACGTGGAGCGGTAGCGGCGTGTCCTTCGCGACCACCCCGCGCCAGATCTCGACCGTGCGCATCAGCCCGTCGAGGAGCGCCACCCGTGGCGACCACCCGAGCACCTGGCGCGCCTTGTAGCCGTTCGAGTTGAGGTAGTAGATCTCCCCAGGGCGCTTGGCGGTGGTGTGCCACTTGATCTCGCCCCGCCAGCCGATGATCTCGGCGATCGCATCGGCGAGCGAGCGGATCGCGAGCGCATTAGCAGGCCCGGTGACGAACACCTGGCCGCGCGCCTTGTCGATCTGGGTGATGATCGACTCGTAGAGCTCTACGAGGTCGCCGATCCAGAGGAAGTTCCGCCACGGCTCCGGGTCGCCGAGGTTGCAGACCGGCCCGCGGAGCATCTGGCTCACGATCCGTTCGACGATGAAGAAGTCGTTGTCGGTGCGCCCGTAGGCGTTCGTCTGCCGCAGGATCGTGAACGGGAACCCGTAGGCGTACTGCATGTACTCGAGGTACTTCTCGCAGGCGAGCTTGGCGACCGCGTAGGGCGCCATCGGGCGCTGCGGGGTGTCCTCGTCGAAGGCGCCGGTCGAGCGGGGGTGGTGGCCGTAGGTTTCCATCGTCGAGGCCATCACGAAGAGCGCGAGCGCCGGGTTGTGCTGCCGGTTCGCCTCGGCGAGGTTGACCGTGCCGACGTAGTTGACCTCGGACACTTCCCGGAACCGCTCGAACGAGAACGCGACCTCGCTCCGCGCGGCGAGGTGGAGCACGATGTGCGGCTTGACGTACTGCACGAGCTGGTCGAGCCGCTCGTGCGCGCGCAGATCGCAGACGTGCTGCCGCTCGCGCGGGAGCTCCGGGTTCTTCGCGAACGACTCCGCGCGCTCGTATAACCCCCACACCTCGTGCGCGCGGTGGAGCGCGCGGACGAGATACTGCCCGATGAAGCCGCTCGCGCCGGTGATGAGGATCCTCATGCGGCGGCCCCCGCGTGCTCGGCGATCGCGGCCTTGACCCGCCCGATCGCCGCGAGGATCTCCGGCTCGAGCGCCCGCAGCCGCTCGGTGTCGCGCTCCGACGGGGTCCGCCCGTCGGGCCCGCGGACGCGCTTCGACCTGTACAGCTCGTCGTTCGGTGCTTTGCCGTGTTTCGGGTGCATATGCTCCACGATGATGTCGCGCCGCCAGACGTAGCGACCGGCGCCGCGGGCGATCAGCTCCGGGACGTCGTCGCAGCCGAAGTGCTCGAACGGGCCGAGGCCGGCGATGTCGCCGGTCCAGGTGAAGTAGCCCACGGCGCGGATCCACTGCCGGGAGACGAACCAGTGCGTCGCCTTGTCCTTGCCCGTGCCGTCCTCGGGCGAGACGACCGCGAGGCGGTCCGGCCGCTTGCCGAACTCCTCGACGACGAGCGCGTCCCAGTGCTTCGTCCGGAAGACGACGTCGTCGGCGCAGAACATCAGTTTCCCGCCCGAGGCCTCGCGCACCAGCGCCTCCCAGGCCTGCGCGACCGGCCGGCGCGGGCCGACGTGGTAGTGGATCTCGTTCTGCGTTTTCAGGTACTCGGCGAGCGCCGGGTCGTCCTCGTCGACGTAGGCGATCACCTCGATCTGGCCCGGGAGCGACGCGGTGCGCACCGCGCTCGCCACCATCCCGAGGAACCGGTCGGGCCGCGAGCGGGTCGGCACCAGCAGCGAGAAAGCCGGCTTCACCCGAGCACCCGCTCGAGCGACTCGATCACCATGCCGACGGTGATCTTCGCCATCGCCTGCTCGCAGTGTCCGCACCGAAATCTCATCCCGCAGGCCTCGCCGCCGGTGAACAGGTTCTCGTGCAGGTCGTAGCCGGTGGTGCGCGGCGAGATGTACCCGCCGAACACCACCACCCCCCGGATCCCGAGCGCCGCGGCGCAGTGGTGCAGGCCCCCTTCCGGGCAGACCACCGCGCGCGCCCAACTGACCGCCGCCGCGGCTTCGCGCACGTCGCGCGTCACGACGTGCTGCACGCCTCGCAGCATCGCGATCCCCGCCGGCCCGAGCTGGATCCAGCGGACGTGCGGCGTGCGCTCGACGAGCTCCTGCCAGCGCCGCCAGCCCCAGTCCTTGCCGCGCGGGGCCCCGGGCTTGATGTGCGGCTCGATGACGACCCGGTCGCGAAGCTCGGTGAACCGCGCCCGCTCGTCGGCCGTGAGGTAGATCTCGCCAGGCTCGACGCGATAGTCGGTGTAGGCGTAGCGCTTGCGGCCGTCGAACCGCGCGTAATCGAGGTACGGCCGGCGCCCGCCGCAGTGGTCGAGCCACTGCACGCTCGCGCCGGCGGCCACCTGGTCGGGCGGTGCAAGGCGCGGGTTCCCGTTCCAGATCGGGTGCCAGCGTGCCTCGCCGGCCTTGCCGCGGATCGCGACCGGGCGCGGGTCGCGCGCCTGCAGGCGGCGGGCATCGGCCGTCGCCATGATCTCGTCGCCCCACCCCATGTCATTCGGCGCGGCGCCGCCAGATCGTCTGCCACTCCCCGCGCGGGCCTTTCGGCTTTTCCACGAGCTCGAAGTGCTTCACGAGGTGCGCCTCGACGTTGACCCGGCGATACTGGCTGCGGGCGTCGTGGATCACCGGCGCGGGCAGGCGCACGACGACGAGCGACCTCGCGAGGGCGAGCGCGGCGCGCAGGAACTCATCCGGGCGCTTCAGCTTGTGCAGGATCGAGAGCAGCAGCACGATGTCCGCGGGCGGCTCGAGGTGAGCCGAATTCCACTCATTCCAGCGGTTGAGGTCGACGCACTTCAGCGTGACCGGGAGCTCGCCGACGAGCCGCCGGCCGGTGTCGATCTCAGTCGGCACCATCGAAAAGCCCCGGACGCTCGCCGCGCCGGCGCGGGCGAGGTCCATCGCGATCAGCCCCTCGGCACAGCCGAAGTCGAGGATCGTCGCGCCCTTGGCGAGGCGCTGGATCGTGCCGAGGCCGGTGAGCTGCTCCCGCACGGTGCGGTCGCCGTCCTGCACGCCCTCGATGATGAACCAGCCTTTCGGGCGCGGCGCCGGCGCCGTGCTGCCGGCGCTCACGCGAAGGGCACTCGATGACGCCCGACGAGCGTCTGCAGGGTGAACGGGAGCTCCTGCGGGGTGAGGCCCGCGCCGATGACCACCGCCTCGCGGTTCTCGTGCCAGTGGCCGACGAGGAGCTTGATCGCGTGGATCGCCGTCTTCGGGATCGCCTGGCGGAGCGCGTGGCCGACGTTGACGCACACCTCCACGGGCTGCAGGCGGAATCCGGTGACCGGGTAGGTCTCGCCGTAGACCGGGCGGATCCGTGGCACCAGGCCGGCGAAGTCCGCCTCGTAGAGGAGGCCGGACCAGGTCTGCTGCACCCGGTCGACGTCGTAGTACTTGATGTACTCGACCGAGACGAGCGGCCGCCAGGGCAGCTCGATCGGCCCGCACGGGAAGTGCTCGAGGTAGAGCGAGCGCTGTTGCGTGAGCATGAAGAAGCCGGTCTGCCCCTCGAACCATTCGCGCGCGGCGGTGAGCTGCACGGCGAGGTCCGCGTCGCCGTCGTCGATGTCCTGGTCGATGCGCAGATGGTCCTTGATCTCGTCCATGAGGATCGGCTCGCCGGCCGGGCCGCTGACGAGTTTCCCGGCGCCGATCATGCCTCGGGCCCGGAGTCGCGGACGAAGAAGCGGCCGTCGCCGGCGGCCTTGATGAGCCCCGCGCCGTGCCAGCGCCACCGGTACATGCCGGGATCCTCCGCGGTGTAGTCGATGTAGTACTGCCCGGTTGAGGACTTCACCATCCCGCCGTCGGGGCTCCCGCCGTAGACGTACTCGAGCACGGTGCCGTCTGGCTGCTCGAGCTGGAAGGTGATCGTGCTCGGGTCGGCGAGCACCGAGGAGAGGTTATAGAACGAGCCGGACACGCGGATCGTCTGGCCTTCGTCGTAGGTGTCGAGCGCCATCACTCCACCGGCGGGTCGAGGTCGGAGGTGACGGTGCCGACGGCCGCGCTCGTGCTCGTGACCGAGCCGCCGACGCGGGTGCTCGTCGAGGTGACGTAGCCGGGCTGCGGGAGGACCGGCGCGCCGCTCCCGCCGTCGCCCCAGTAGCGCGGGCCGAAGTGGCGGGCACCGAAGAACCGATGGCCGAACATTTAGGTCAGGTCGCGGGTGACGGCGGAGCGGTTGCCGTCCGCGTCGACGGTCGCGTCGATGCGGTTCTTCGTGTCGGCGAGGTCGCGGTAGAGCGCGTTGGTCGTGGCGAGGCCCGAAGCCTTGCCGCCGAGAGCCGCGTTCGCAAGGCGGATCGACTGCCGGGCAGTGACGGCACCGTCCACCGCCTCGTCCCAGATCGCGTCGGCGAGCTCGGTGCCGGCGTCGGCGGCGAACGCGTCGGCGTCGATCGCCCCGGTGGCGATCGCAGCCGCCGTGATCGCCCCGGCCGCGATCGAGGCGACCACGACCCCGTCGGTGCCGGTGTCGAGGAGGATCGCGTCCACGATGCCGTCGATCGTGTCCACGCTGGCCTGCGAGGCGCGCGCGTCGAGGATAACGTCCAAGCGCCCGCCGTTCGCCCAGTCGGTTTGCAGCTCGTTCGTGTCGGCGAGGATGGCCGCGATCTCGGTGTCGAGGTAGCCGGCGACCGTCGCCAGGTTCGCCGCGGTGGCGAGGCCCGACTGGATCTCGGTGACCGCGTCGGCGGCCAGGGCATCCGCGTCGATCGCGTCGGTGGCGATGACGGTCGCGGTGATCGCGCCGGCGGCGAACTTCGCCGCGGTGATCGCGCCGTCGGCGATCTCGCTCGAGCCGATCGCGTTCGCCGCGATCTTCGCCGCCGTGATGGCGTCGTTCGCGAGCACCACCCCGTCGGTGCCGGTGTCGGCGAGGATCGAATCGACGATGCCGTCGACCGTGTCGAGGCTCGTCTGGCTCGCGCGGCTCGTGATGGTCGCGTTGAGGTTCGTTCCGACGATGAAGCCGGCGGTGCCGGCGCCGTACGCGCCGGGGAGGCCCGTCGTCCACGGGTCGCCGGCGGTGCCGGCCGCGGCGAGCGCTTCACCCGCCGAGCTCGCGTCCTGGTAGTAGTCGAGGTCGGCATTCCAGACGCCGTCGACGATGTCCTGCACCGTGAGGCTCGCACCGCCGGCGTTGTCGGCGATTTCCTTGACGACCGAGCCGGCGATCGCGTCGGCGTAGGTTTCGCCGCTGTCGGCGGTGAAGAATGCGGCGAGGCCGGCGGTCGACAGCGTGTAGCCGGTTTTCGAGCCCGCGGCGACGACCACGCCGTCGGTGCCGGTGTCGGCGAGAATCGCGTCCACGATGCCGTCGATCGTGTCGACGGAGGCCTGCGAGGCGCGCGCGTCGAGGATGTTGTCGAGGCGCCCGCCGTTCGCCCAGTCGGTCTGCAGCTCGTTCGTGTCGGCGAGGATCGCGGCGATCTCGGTGTCGAGGAAGTCGTCCACCGTCGCCAGTGCCGCCGCGGTGGCGAGGCCCGACTGGATCTCGGTCACGGCGTCCGCAGCCACGGCGTCCGCGTCGATCGCATCCGTCGCGATGACGGTCGCGGTGATCGCGCCGGCGGCGAACTTCGCGGCGGTGATCGCACCGTCGGCGAGCTCGCTCGAGCCGATCGCGTTCGCCGCGATCTTCGCCGCGGTGATCGCGTCGTCGATGAGCTCGACCTCCCCGCCGGTCGAGACGTCGATCGTGCGCCCGGCAGTGGTCGGCCTGAGCGCGCTGCGGTTGTTGAGCGAGAACTCCCCGATCACGACGCCGACGACCAGGATGCCGTCGACGATGCCTTCGCGGATCATCACGCAGAAGTTCGCGCCGGCGGCGTAGAAGGTGCCGTCGGCGCTCGTGTCGATCGCCCAGTAGTTGAGGCCGGTGATGCCGTCGAAGTCGGGCGTGAGCGTGATGCCCGAGTCGTCCTCGGAGACAGAGCTCCCTTTGTAGACGCGCAGGAACAGCGGCGACCCGCCGAGCGTGGCCGGCGCCCCGTCGGTGTCGCGGGTGTTGAACCAGCCCTCGACGACGGAGCCCGGAGCGAAGTCGCCTTTGTAGGTCATCCTCTCACCAATCCGTCACGAACTGCATGCCCTACGTAGACCACCCCGCCGGGGCCTGCGAGCCAGGGCGTCGGCGGTGCGGGCGCGCCACCGGCCGCCGGAAACTGAAGCCAGCCGAACGGCGCCACCCGCGTCCCGGATACCCCCTGAACCCACCCGGTCGGTGCGACGCGGGTGGTCATTTAATTCACCCCCCGCACGAACGGGTGCGAGTAGAGGCTCAGGCTCGGCGCGGTGATGACGACGCGCGCGCTGACGTACCCGGCCTCCGCCGGCGTGAAGGACGACGCAGGGGCGAGCTTCCCGAACCAGTTCAGCGAGCCGTGCTCGCCGGTCCACTCGCTCGTCCCAAGCGCGGAGGACGCCTGGTTCGCCGCCGCAGCGAGTCGCGCTTTGCGGTCACTCACGAACGTCAGCAGGGTGGAGCCGGAGGTGCCCTTGTACGAGAAGTCGCCGTGGATCTCGCCATCGGTGTACGCCGTGGCGGAACCGGAGCGCAGCACCTCGATCGACGGCGTGATCGCCCCGGCCGGCTCGTGATAGGCATCCATCCAGGGGCCGTAATAAGGGCGCACGAACGAGCAGAGCGTAGTCGTGTTGTGGAACCACGACACCCCGGTCGGCTCGCCCGCGTCTCCGGTCGCGCAGTGCACCGCCGTGGAGACGACCGTCGAGCCGAGGCTGTTGTAGTGCGCCATGCTGACGTGAACGTCGCCAGAGGAGCCGTCGAAGATGAAGACTTCGGCACCGTCGTAGACGTTGCTCGACGCGGCTACGACTGTCGCGCTCGCGTGCAGCTTCGGATTCGTGAGCCGGATTATCGGGTGCGCCGCGGTCGCGTTGGCGAAGAGCGTCCCCGAAGCAGCGCTAAGATTTGTCCCGCGCGCCTCGATAGCGGCAGCAGCGCCGAAAGACTCGAACAGCACCGTCGGCACCGTAGCACCCGCACACCAGTTGTCGCCGTCCGAGCGCCACGGGCAGCTGAGCACGAATCCCTGCCCGACGTGCCCCCACAGGACTTCCAAACCGCGACTACGGAACCACTCGTTCGGGTTCGCG